CTGCGGCGCTGCGAATGAACAACAACAACTTTGTCGTCGGTGAAGGCAGGGGGTCACAAATTCTTGCCACGCACAACGGTGCAGTTTTTCGCGGCAAGGATGTCACCCCAGCAAGCGGCACCAACGTCCGCAGATATAGCGGCGGCGGCAGAGATTTTTCGATCTACGGCCCCGGAACCGGGCTCACAGCAAGCATCGCGCTTGATATGCGCGGCTGCACGATGTTCAAGTGGTCCAACGTGTTGATTCAAAATATCAACACTGGTGTGACTCATGGCGATGGATATTCATCTTACTACAACGAATATTTTGGTGTTGATATATCCGACGTAATAGTCGGACACTACAACACCACACTCGGGAATGAAAATACCGTATTCGGCGGCAGAGTTAACTCCTGCACTTTTGGCACGATAGATTCTGATTGTTCGCACAACAAATACTTTGGCATAGCCATTGAGGCATTCACTACAGGCCATACCATTAGCGGCGCTTCGGCTGTAGGGACGCACTACATATCTTCCCGTCTGGAGGGCGGCACTACTGGAATCAACATCAATTCCAATGCACAAGATACCGTTATTCTGGCGCCGTACTACCAAGCCCTTACTACGGAACTAGTTGATAGCGGTGCAAAGACCGTAATCTTCAGCGACCTTGGGTTCAAAACACGCTATGGCTCGCTGGTTCAGTGCATTTCAAAACAAACAGTCAATCAAGCAATCGGGCCAATTTCCGCAAACTCCGTTAGTCAGATTGCCTTTACGTTGACAGCCCCATCGGGGACAAGTTTTCTTCCGGGTGACGCATTCAGCGTCACTTTGCCCGCGTCCTGGCCCGGCAGTTTGATGGCCGGCCCGCTGATCGTTGGTGGCACAAACACAGTCTATCTGCCTGTCTACAACTACACGGCATCTCCCGTGAGTTTGGCGGCAGCGAACTATGTGTTCACGGCCATCAAGGCGACCTGACAAGGGCCGACCATGACCCCCCGCTCCGCACCCCACGTCGTCCGCTGGTTCCTGCGTGCCACCGGCTACGGCGGCATCACGCTGCCGCCGTGGGGCATCTTCATCCTGGCCGAGCGCATCAACGAGACGGCGCTCGTCAGGCATGAGCAGCGGCACTGGCTGCAGTACCAGATGCTCGGAGCGCGGCGGTTCTACGCGACCTATATCTGGTACACAATCCGCTACGGCTATCGGAACAATCCGATGGAGATCGAAGCACGCGAGGCTGAACGATGACGGACTACATCGGCCCTGAGCGGCGCAAGGGTGGCATCACCGAAGACCGGGTGCAGGTGCTCATCCAGGAGGCTGTGAGCAAGGCCCTGGCGGCGCATGAGCAGCACCTGACAACGCACATGGACAACCAGTTCAAGGCGCTGCGGCAGACGATCACCGATGCCTTCCCGAACGGCGATCCGCACGGGCACCGCATCGCGCATGAGCGGGCCATTGCGAACGCAAGCTGGTGGGACAAGACCAAGAGCGATGCGTTCAGCAAGGTCACGGCAGCGGGCCTGTGGGCTATCGTGGTGTTCCTGTGTGTGGCGGCTTGGGAGCACATCAAAGCGGAGGCGAAGAAATGAATCCACTGATCCTCGGGCCTCTCCTAGAGGTCGGCAAGACCCTGCTGGACCGCTTCATCCCTGACCCGGAGGCCAAGCGCCAGGCCGAGATGGAACTGGTTCGGATGGCCGCAGATGGCGAACTGAAGCAGACCATCGCACAGCTTGAGATCAACGCCCGTGAGGCCTCTCACGCCTCGGTGTTTGTCGCTGGCTGGCGGCCGGCCTTCGGCTGGTGCGGTGCGCTCGGGTTCCTCTACGCCACCATCATCCAGCCGCTACTGGCCTGGGGCGCTGCCGTCAAGGGCTGGCCTGCACCGCCCGCGCTGAACCTGGATCTGCTGTGGGTGGTGGTGACGGGCTTGCTGGGCATTGGCGGGCTCAGGACTTTCGAGAAGACCAAGGGAGTGACCAAGTGAACTGGTCCGACTACCCCAACTTCACCGAGGCCGAGTTCCGCTGCCGCCACTGCGGCAAGCAGGAAATGAAGCCCGAGTTCATGGGCCGGCTGCAGGCGCTGCGGGATGTCTACAAGCGGCCCATGACGATTACGTCAGGTTATCGCTGTCCTGATAATCCCATCGAGAAGGCCAAGGCCACGCCAGGTATGCACTCCACAGGCCTAGCCTGCGACGTCGGCGTGCAAGGCGCTGACGCCCATGAGGTGTTGCGCCTGGCCATGCACCTCGGGTTCACCGGCATTGGCGTGCAGCAGAAGGGCGCGGGGCGGTTCATCCACCTCGATCTGCGGGCCACGCCGACGGTGTGGTCGTACTAGCCTACCTCGCAAAGACCATCGCCAGAACGGCCAAGCCGGCCACGCTTGCAGCGGCAACGCAGAGCGCGGCGATGATCTCGCCCTCCCAGAATTTGGCCCCGTAAAAGTCGGGGTCATCCTCCTGGCCTAGTTCGGTGCAGGGCTCGGCGGCTTCGGGGTAGCGACCCTGCTGGTCGCAGCCGTGGGGGATGCGGGTGGGTTTGGTCATGTCTTGCTCCTGTTGGGCCACCAAGCGGGCCGGTCGGTCCACTCGATTCGATCCTGTCCTAAACGCTCCATTTTCCGGGCGCGCTTTTTTACTTGCTCTAGCGTCGTGTTTTGGAACGATGCAATGCTCCACCATTTGCCATTCCACCAGCGGATTGCCTCGGGGAACTTAACCACGCTCGCGGGCCACCAGCCGATGCTGGGTGGCGGTCCTTTTCTCCATTTCATCTTCCAATCTCCTTGAACAGCAGCGGGCCTGCGGTGTAGACCCACCGATACTTGGTTCTCGCTGTCGGGTCGGCGCGCTTCGTGCGGGTGACCCAGCCTGATTGCTCGGCATAGCGCAGGGATGCGCCCACGTTGTTGGGCTTCATGTCCCACTTGATGCCGACGTCGTGGGTTGTCAGTTCTTCGTCGGGGTTCACGGCAAAAAAGACTGCGACGTGGGTGACGATGCTCATACCTGCCCCCTTGCGCGGATGGCGGCGGCGCACTCGCCGTATTCGCGCAGGCTTGTCATGCCGTAGGTTTCGGTCGCTATGGCTTCACACACCTTCGCGCACGCCTCGCGCTCGGCCTCGACCTCGATCTCAATCTCGCGCTCGTAGCTCTTCTGCAGCGCGGCCACCGCCTCGCGCACTCTGCGTCGAGCATCAGGTTGCGAAGCCAGCCATTTGCTGAGTCCACGACAGTCGTCTTGCAGCAGACCGGGGGGCCATCCGGTTTTGCCGCCTTGAGCCGGCTGCTCCAGCGCCGTTTGGTTATTGATGGCGTCCTGAATATCCCAGGCCAATCGGTCCGCAGCGAAATTTTCCAAGTCCGAGCAAATGGCCAACGCTTGCCGCAGGCCGGCCAGTACGCCTCTGTCATACGCTCCGGGGTCTTGCAGCCGCGTCGTTGCGTTAGGTTTTAGCTGACTTATCGGCTCGGCCTGCACCGGCTGCTCCAGCGCGGCGCGTAGGGCTGTGATGGCTTGCTCCATCGGGCCTTCGTAATCGGCCAAGACAAAGCCGTACTTGTTGATGTGCTCCCACGCCTCCAGCGCTTGCTGGGCGGCGGTTCTCAAATCGCTCATGTCAGTGCCCTCCAAATCGCGTAAATTGACCACGCCAGCACCAACACCGCGCCGATGATGGCAAGGGTAAGCAGGGTGTGCCAGAACCGCTCAAGTCCTTGGCCTTCGTACTGCTCTTTTTCACCTCCCGCCATCTCCAACTGCGCCCGCAGTCGGTCAATCCGCGTCTCGTGATAGGCGACCATCGCCGTGGCGTAATCGCGCCCGGTCTGGGCTTCAAGCAGGCCGCGCCTGGCCTGGTCGAGTTCTCGGGCGATCAGTTCCTCCTGGCTCGGGGTGCGGAATGGGTTCGGAATGCGGATCATTGGTGGACTCCTCAGATGGCGGCAATGCGATGCGCGTAATGCCAGATGCTGGGGGCTTGCTCGATGGCCCGCTGCAGGGCCTCGCTGTCGGGCGGCGGTGGTGGCGGTGGCGGTGCGATGCGCCAGCGTGCCCAGCGGCCGCGGCTGGACGGCACGATCAGGCCGGCCTGGTGCAACTGGTGCAGGTAGGTTCTGGCCGTGGCGGCTTCGCATCCCAGGCGGTAGGCGATGTCGGCCATGGCCACGGGCTGGCGCTCGTGGATGATGGCCAGGGTGTCGGCTTGGCGCGGGGTCATGCTGCATCCCTCGCGTTCAAATCGGCGCACACCTGCTCCGCACTGCTGCGCGTCAGGCAATCGGCCACCACTGCGGCCGACCCGTCCAGGCCAGCCAAGCGGCGCACGACAAGCCAGCGGTCGCCGGCCTGCTGCACCCGGAAAAGGCGCTGCGGCGCCACGGTTTCTGCGGCATCAGATCGGGTCATCTGCACCCCCTTGGTCTGCTGCGGGCTCCTGGGCGGCGCGAATCTGATCTGCGCGCACCTTGGCCGCGTCCATCGCCTCGGCGCGGGCATCACGGTCCAGCGTGCGGATTGCGGCGCGCAGGGCGTTGAGTTCGTCCACCGTTTGCGCAGCGTCGATCTGGCGCATGATGGCGCCGAAGTCGGCGACCTCGACCACCGGCCCCATGTCGCGCTGGACGGGTGCCGGCGCATGGCCGGCGTCTTCGGCCTCCTCGGGCGTGTAGGTGCCGACCACCACGCCGGGGAACACGGTGCGGATGCCCTCGGAAACGCACCGGGCGCGCAGCATCTGGCGCGGGTAGCTTTTCCATGTCGGGTTCTTGGTCAGGCCGGCAGCCGTGGCCATGTCCAGCGTCCATTCGACCTCCACGCTGCCGCCTTGCGGGTGGCTGAACGTGCCGACCACGCGCTTGTCGGTGTATTCGCCCCAGCGCACGCTGCCGCCTGCCGAATGGAAGCGGGCCAGCATGGCGTCGGCCTTGAGCGTGGGCCTGCCGTTGATGACATGGTAGTCACGCGCCGCGATGGCCGGGTGCAGCCCCTCGGCCTGGGCGATGAGCATCAGGGCCATGGCCTGGTCTGGGGTCTTGACGCCGAACAAGCCGGACTTGGCGACGGCCAGAGCCATACGCTCGACTTGATCGACGGGAACGAGTGCAGTTGTCATGCAGAACTCCTATGGGTTAGAAAGACACCTTGGCGCGCAGCTTGGCCACGATCTCGTCTGCCTCTGCGCTGAATGCGATGATCTCGCGCTCCAGGCGCGCCTGGAACTCGGGGTTACCCTTGATGCGCTGGACGTAGAGCTGCAGGTCGGCGGGCATGCGGGGATCGTAGGAAATGAAGTCGCACCACTCGCGCCCTGTCAGCCACATCTGGCCCTGGATCTGCGCCTGGTGATCCTCGGGCATGCCGTCGAGCCACGTTTCGAGGTGGACCTGAGAACTCCACGGGCACTTGATTTCGATCAGCCCGAACGCGCCATCGGGGTCCGTCTCGTCTGACACCAGGCCGTCAGGCGACGCGCCGATCGGCAGCTTCGGGTGCGCGATGAAGCCCGTTTCGGTGATCCTGGCCGAGGTGGTGAACTGGTACGCCACGCGGGCGGCGTCTTCGTTCTCGCGGCCCCAGCGCAGCGGTGCGGCGTCGGGCATCTGCACCGGCTGACCCGTCAGGCGCTCGGTGACGATCTGCCAGAGGTAGCGTGTGCGCTCGGCGCTCGGGTTGCCAGGCTCGCCGGCCTTGGCCTGCGCGGCTGTGGGTTTGTTGCGGGCCAGTACGTCTTTGAAGCGGCTGGCGGTGACCTTGCCGGCACGGGCGGCAAACCAAGCGTCATCGCGCTGGGTGTCGGTGATGGTGGTCATGCGGCCTCCAGGGTGGTGGATTCTGCGGGCGCATCGGCGGCTGCCGATCCCTTGGCCACGGCGGCGCGAAGATCGGATGCCAACTGCAGGGCTTCTTGGTCGTTGATCCAGAAACTCACATCAAGGTTGCCGGCCCCTCGGGTGTGAACCATGATTGTGTAGTCGCATCCGAAAATGGTGCCGGACAGGCGGGAGGCAGTGAGTGGGATTTTCATGATGTCGGTCCTTTCAGTACCAGTGGTGGGGGTCGTCGTAGTAGGGATCGTCGTTCATGCTGTCGGCCATGAGCTCCATGGCGCGGTCGGCAATCCAGGTGCGCTCATCGCGCAGGATGCGGTCTTTCATCTCCATGCGGGCGTGCAGGCACTGCGCATCAGAGCCGGTGAGCATCAGCGTCCAGAGCTGGTCTACCGTCGCTTCGCTCATGTCCAGGTCTTCGAAGCCGCGCACGTCGGTGGTGCTGCACTCGGGTTGCGTGATATGCGCGTTGAGCCAGTCGCTGGTGGTCCAGGCGTCGGCCAGCAGTTCGTCTGCCGCATCGGCGCGGTGGCTGTCGCTTGGCTCGCGGTCGCCGGCCCAGCGCGGGTCACGCGGATCGGCGCATGGCCCCCAGGTGGCGCTGTCGCCGGGGCCGTAGGTGGTGAGGTTTTGCATGGAGTGGGCTCCTGTGGTTTAGATGAAGGCCGCGATCAGGCAACCGAGGGTGATGCCGAAGGCGGCGGCGAAGGTGTAGTCGATGGGGCGGAGGTTAGAGGTCATGGTTTGCTTTCGTTGGTGGGCGGCCCAGGGCCCCGGATTTGCCCTGGCTTGAGGGAGTCAGGCGCCGCCCGTTGAATCAGGCGGCAGCGCGGCGGGCGACGGCGCGGGCCTTTTGGTCTTCCAGGCGCTTGAGTTCGGTGGCGGCTTCGCACATGGCGCGGGTCCAATTGGCAAAGTTGCCCCAGCGCACGCTGTCCAGGTGCCGCCATCCGTCGATTGCGCCGCGCTCCATTTCGTCGATCAGGCCGGCGCTGGTGATTGCAGAGTTGCGGCGGGCGGCACTGATGATGTCTTGGGTGGTCTTGTTCATGTTGCGTCTCCGGTTGCGTGTTGCGATGTAATGAATTCTGCTCTCACTGGACACCAATGTCCAATGCTTTCAACAATCCCGACAAAATCACAGGGACAAAATTGTCCACTCAGCGTTAGACATCCATGCCAGAATCCGCCACATGATTACCCGTGAACAACTCTCAGAGCTGCTGCGGCAGGTCGACGCGAAAGCGCTGGCGGCCGAGGCAGGCGTGAACGTCAAGACCATCTACCGGCTACGGCACGGCGAGAACTCGCCTAGGCTCGAACTGGTCGAGCGCCTGGTGGCCGCATGCCGCAAGCTCAAGGGGCGCAAGCCGTGAAACAAGGCGACCGCGTGCGCCTGTCCGACGGCCAGGACGCCATGGTGCTTGAGGTCGGCGTGGCAACCCTGCGCGTGGCCCGCATCCGCCAGGATTGGCCGTTTCCCGGCCTGCCTGAGGCGGTGCTGCGCGGCACGGTCAAGCGTCTGCCGTCTCGGTATCTGCGCGAGACGCCTGCAGATGTGGGGCCGGCCCGGTGGTGAGCCGGCCCCGATGATTTTTCAACCTGCGGCATGGCCGCAACGAAAGGAGAGAGAGTGCAAAACTACGAGGACTTCGTGGCCGGCAAGCGCCGCGCCGAGGTGGGCACTGGCCACCAGCCGGGAGAACTGAACCCGCATCTGTTCGACTTCCAGCACGCCATCGTCTCATGGGCCGTCAGGCGCGGCCGAGCGGCGATCTTTGCGGACACCGGGCTGGGCAAGACCGCCATGCAAACGGCGTGGGCTGACGAGGTATGCCGTCACACACAAGGCCGCGTGCTGATCGTTGCGCCGTTGTGCGTGGCGCACCAGACCGTCAAAGAGGCCGCGAAGTTCGGCATCTCGGTGCAGTATTGCCGCGCTCAGACCGAGGCGACGGGCGGCATCATCATCACGAACTACGAGATGCTGGATCGGTTCGATGTGTCTTCGTTTTCGGGCGTGGTGCTGGACGAGTCCAGCATCCTTAAGAGCTACATGGGCAAGACCAAGCGCGCGCTTCTGGAGTCTTGCGCTGGGGTGCCTTATCGGTTGGCCTGCACGGCAACCCCGAGCCCGAATGACTATCTGGAGCTTGGCAACCATGCCGAGTTCCTGGGCATCATGCCGTCAAACGAGATGATCATGCGGTTTTTCCAGAATGACACGATGGAAGCCGGCGCGTATGTCCTGCGCCCGCACGCTGCCACGAAGTTCTGGGAATGGTGTGCGACCTGGAGCGTGTGCCTGTCCAATCCTGCAGATCTTGGCTACGATGGCCGCGCCTATGTGCTGCCGGCCCTGAATCAGTCGTTCGTTGAGGTGTCCACGGAGGGTCTGCCGGCGGCAGAGGGCGAGCTTTTCCGCACCGTCACCATCAACGCCACCAGCGTACATAAGGAAGGCCGCCTGACCGTTGATAGGCGCGCCGCAGAGGTGGCGAAGCTGGTGAACGACAGCGACGAGCCGTGGTTAGTCTGGTGCAACACGAACTACGAAGCTGACGCGCTCAAAGGCCTGATTCCTGACGCGGTGGACTTGCGCGGATCAGACTCCATCGACAAGAAGGAAAAGAGCCTAGACGGCTTCGTTGATGGCTCCATCCGTGTGCTCATCACCAAGCCGTCAATCGCCGGCATGGGCCTGAACCTTCAGCACTGCCGCAACATGGCATTCGTGGGCCTGTCCTACAGCTACGAGGACTATTACCAGGCCATCCGGCGCTGCTACCGATTTGGCCAGAAGCGCGAGGTCAACTGCTACGTGATGGCGGCAGACTCCGAGCGATCTATCCTGGCCATCATTCAGGACAAGGAGCAAAAGCACAACGTCATGAAGGCCGAAATGGTGCGCGCCATCTCCAACTTCTACAAGCATGAACACGCGATGAACGAGGCGCCTTACTTTGGCCAGCAAACGGGCGACGACTGGACCGTCCATCATGGCGACTGCGTACACGTGGCGCGGAAGATTGAGGCCGATTCCATCGGCTTCAGCGTCTACAGCCCGCCATTCTCGAATCTCTACATCTACAGCGATTCAGACTATGACATGGGCAACAGCACGGACGATGGCGAGTTCATGCGCCATTACGCATTCTTGGCCGAGGAGCTGCACCGCATCACGAAGCCCGGGCGGCTGACGGCGATCCACTGCAAAGACTTGCCCATGTACAAGGGCCGTGATGGCGCCGCAGGGCTGCGCGACTTCCCGGGCGAGATCATCAAGATGTACGAATCGAAGGGCTGGCAATACCATAGCCGGGTGACGATCTGGAAAGACCCCGTGATTGAGATGCAGCGCACGAAGAATCACGGCCTGCTTTACAAGCAACTCTGCAAGGACAGCGCGGCCAGCCGGCAGGGTATGGCCGACTACATCATCGTCATGCGCAAATGGGCGGACGAGGAAAAGTGGGAGCCCGTGACGCGCGGTAAAGAGCGGTTCTTCGACTACATCGGTTCGAGCTACAACGCCCCGCAGTCCAAGGATTGGGGCCGCGCGCGCAGCGAAGAAGAGCGCCAGCGCCTTTACTCCATCTCGGTGTGGCAGCGATACGCTTCGCCCGTCTGGTTTGACATCGACCAGACGGACGTTCTGAACTACAAGCTGGCCAAGGAAAAGGACGAAGAGCGGCACATCTGCCCGCTGCAACTGGACGTCATTGAGCGGTGCGTCGAACTGTGGAGCAATCCAGGAGACTTGGTGTTTTCGCCATTCACTGGCATCGGGTCCGAGGGCTATGTGAGCCTAAAGATGGGCCGGAAGTTCGTTGGCGCAGAACTCAAGAAATCGTACTTCGACATCGCCTGCTGTAACCTAGCGGAAGCCGCGCGCGCTGACGATCAGATCGGACTGTTCGCATGACCCGAGGCCGCGAAACCCTGCGCGAGAAGATGCTGCGCAACCAAGCCACGATGGACCTCTACGCGGCCATGAACAACAAGCCCCGCGCGCTGCTGGACATCCCGCCTGAGCCGGCCAAGCGCGGGCCGAGGAAAGCGTCAGGACAGCCCACGGAGGCGCAGATTCTGAAGGCCGTCATGGCGCTGCTGAAGCGCCACCCGAAGGTCGCCAGCTGCTGGCGGCAGAACTCGGGCACGTTCCAGGAGCGCAACCGCGACGGGTCTGTGCGGTACATACGGGCGAACACCGCCAAGGGCATGTCGGACATCATGGGCGTGCTTAAGGACGGCCGCACGCTGGCTATCGAGGTCAAATCGACCACCGGGCGCATGCGTCCATGCCAGGAGGAGTTCCTTGCCGCGATCCGCCAGGCGGGCGGCGTGGCAGGGGTTTGCCGGTCGGTTGAGGATGCGCAGGCGTTGCTTGAGGAGGCTGTATGAAAGAACGACCGATCATCTTCAGCGCGCCGATGGTGCGCGCGATTCTGGCCGGCACCAAGACGCAGACGCGGCGGGTGGTGAAGCCGCAGCCTCCTGAAATCCTTCCCGCCTACGCGCCCAAGGTCTACTGGCCCGCCCGCGACCGCCACATGACCCACGGCGACCCCGACGGCGCGGCTTATCTGCAGTTTGAACGCCCCGGCGACTACGACGGCGCGCATGTCATGCGCGGCGGTTTCGGGTTTCGTTGCCCCTACGGCCAGCTCGGCGACCGGCTGTGGGTGCGGGAGGCATGGAAGGCGCACACGACCTTTGACCATTTGCCGCCGCGCGAGATTCCACAGAGCCATGTCTGGTACATGGCCGACGAGGGCTACAAGGCCGAGTCGCGCTACCGGCAGGGCATGTTCATGCCCCGTTGGGTCAGCCGCATCACCCTCGAAGTCACCGCCATCCGCGTAGAGCGCCTGCAGGACATCAGCGAAGCCGATGCCCAGGCCGAAGGCGTCACTCCAAAGTGGGAACCCGGCTGCAGCGGGCGCCTGATGGAAGCGCTGGGCGGCTTCAGCTTCCGGCCTGCGGGCAGCGCCTACGCCGAACTGTGGGAACAGATCAACGGCCCCGGCTCATGGGACGCAAACCCCTGGGTCTGGGTGGTGGAGTTCCGGCGAGTTTAGGCATGACCCCCGAAGACACCTACCGCGCATCAGCCTGCGAAGGTAAGGTGGGCTTCGCTACGTTCACCCAGGCCCGCGTGGTGGCCGAGCGCAGCACCAGGCGCGGCAAGAGCCGGCAGATCTACCACTGCGTCCACTGCCACCAGTTCCACCTCGGGCGCAGGCCGCTGAGCAGGCGGCTGAAGCCTGTCATTGAAGATTGACCCTATGCCTCGGCGCGGGCTTCGCGCCATCAACTGGAGAACCCAAGTGAAAAAAGCAATCACCCTGATCCTCGCGGCCACGCTGGCCACCGCTGCCTATGCTTCGTGCCGGCACTACACCGTCACGATCAACAATCGCACGTACTATTGCAGCGAGTGCTGCATGGGCACGGGCGCGCTGCGGACTTGCAATGTGAGTTGCAGCTGAGGTTAGGATGAAGATGGCACAGACTGAACCGGCCGTTGGTGCTCCGCTTGGGCGCCAGGTTAGGCCGCGTGCGATGTGGAGCAGCGGCCTGCAATGCGGCTGGCACTCTTGGACTGTGGTGGACGACGGCATTCTTCGCCTGGACATGCCGGACGCCAACTGCTGCGACATGGACGGCGCCATCAAGGCGGCCCATGCGCTTTGCCCGATGGTGTGGCGCATTGACACGTACGCTGGCGGCAAGCCGGACACGATGTATCTGGCACGTGGCAGCAAGTGGGAAGCGGTCGATCAACGCGTCGCACGCCTGCTGTACGCCACGTATCCAGCGGCCTAACGTGAAATAGGCCGCACATTTTCGGCCTGACTGAACCAACTACCACACATGGCATACGACAACACGAACAGCGGACTTCTGGCCCGCAACGACAAGCAGGGCAACGATTCCAGGCCGGACTATCGGGGCTCGATCAACGTCGACGGCACGGAATACTGGCTCTCAGCCTGGATCAAAACCGGGCGCGACGGGACCAAGCTGGCGGGCCAAAAGTACATGAGCCTTTCGGTGCAGCCGAAGGGGGATTGGGGTACGCCTGCGCCTGCACCGTCCCCGGCACCAGCTGCCGCACCAGCGCCGGCCCGCATGACCCAGGACCAGCGCGATGCTATGGCCATCCGTGACAAAGAACAACGGGCGCGTCAGGCTCCAGCGCCGGCGCCTCGGGCGGCGACGAGCTTTGATGACATGGACGACGACATCCCGTTCTGAGCCCCCGATGGCGGGCCTATACTGAACAAGAGGCAGCGCCGTGCGGCCTCGATTTTGACAGCACGGACGGGGGAATCATGTTGATATCGAACTACGAGGATGCCGCTTTCCGCAACAAGCGGCTGGAGAAGTGCCTGCGAATCTGGATGACGATCATGGGCGTCACCCGTGAGCAAGCAGACCGACTTATCTTCTCACTGCACGACCACAAGGGCGCCCTTCATGTTCTCTGGAACGATGATCCAACAGAGAGGCAGAAGCTGGCCTTCGTTGATGCGTGGAATGAGTGCTGCGAATATGTAGTCCATCACTCTACGGACTTGAGCGAACAACCCTACGCGGTCGCGTGACGATGGCCGGCCTCGACTTTGACGGCCTGGCCCGTCAACTCCTCGCATCGGCTGAGACTCATCTGGCATCTTGGCTGCCAGCCGGCCGCAAACGCGGAAATTCCTGGGTGGCGGGCGATCTCAGTGGCGCCGCAGGGCAATCGCTCAAGGTCAACATCACCACGGGCGCATGGGCTGACTTTGCAACAGGCGACCACGGGAGCGACCTTGTGAGCCTCTACGCGGCGATCTACAGCCTTCCGATGGGGGAAGCCTACCGAGAACTCGGGGGCGAAACCAAGCCGGCTACGCGCATGAACGGTCACCACGCGAAGCCCCAAGCGCAGCAAGAACCTACGCGCCGCGTGGTGACGCCAGTGCCTGAAGCCTGCGCCGACTGCCCCTGCACGCACCCGCGCTACGGCCCGCCGGCCGCGCGGTGGACTTACTTCGATGGCAACGGCGAAG